CATCGAAATGGTGGAGAACAACGTGTACAATGCCGAGACTTTCACCATCTTCACCCTCTCCAAGCACGCTTCCGCACTGCGGCACCCCTTGATGGGCGGGTTCACTTTCACCATCGCCGGCCCATCGCAGAGCGGTCTCGCCGCCTCCGCCACCAACTCCTACACGCTCACCACCACCTTCATCGACGGGTCAAGCGTCGTCTACGACCACTCGCTTACCACTCAGCTGCTCTACGACGCTAACACCCTCGCTTTCTCCTGGACGTTCGACGGTGCCGGCACCCCGGCCCTCAAGGAGGGCACCATCATCACCGACATCGTGCTCACATGCATCTGTGAGGGGAACGCGAACGTAAAGTTCATTGCCAACCAGCTCTCCATCACTGTTGACTTCCACAACGTCTCCGCCGCATCCCGATACCCCTGTGTCGTTATCACGGGCGCAAAGGAGGGACAAACCATCTCCATCGACCAGAGCGCCTGCTGCGAGATCAAAGTCGACCCCACTGGCAACGTGGGGCGCTACGTGTCCGTCGACCACGACTTCATCCCCGACAACGACATGGTCGCACAGATCGTTCGCGCCATGCGTCGGCGCGGCATCGCCTTCCTCTACAACAGTGAAGGTGGTAAGGTGGACTTCCGTGCTGGCGCCTTTGGTGACAAAATCAAACACTTTTTCGGAGGTGTCCTCAAGACCCTCCGACCCTTCGTGGCCCCCATCGCTACCGCCTTTGGTGGCCCCATGGCAGGAAAGATCGCCGACGGCGTCGCCGGCGTCGGCGAGCGCCTCCTGGCCGCCGACATCCGTCCCAGGCGCTCCAAGGCCAAGTGGGGGGCCGCGACCTACAAAGCCAACCATGCTCGCGTGCCCACCGGCTTCCAGTTCCCGCTCGTCTCCGATGACGGTAGCACTGGCATGGTCTCGGACGTTTGCCTTGGGGAAGGGCGCCAGCCTGCCTTCATCGCCCCTCTGCGTGAGAAACTCTGCTCCGCCCCGGATGACTACACGGGACTGTCCAACGGCCTCGCCTTCCTGTTGGCCGGCCTTGAGCTTAGGGGCGCACCCTGCCGAGCCGGGCTCTACTCCGGCGTTGTCGAGTCCCTCAGAGTCGCCGCGCACTCGTGCACATTTGTCCTGCTCCCCGTGGACCTCTCGCCAGAGAAGCGAGCCCTCTACGATGACCGGCAGCTAACCATCTGTACCCCGAAGGGCTTCTATGAGTTCGGCCTGCAGCACGAACTCGCCGACTCCGCCATGCTCGCTTCTTTCCGCAATGTGCACGTCTCACCGGTGCGCCCGCCCCCTGGCTACCCTGGCCACGAAGAGCACACTGCACTCGCCCCCCTCGGCAACTGCAACCTCGTCTCGCTCGTGTGGTGAACCGTCCACACCACTAAGGGCGACACGCACGCGCCGCGCGCATGCCCACGCACCCATCCCCACACGCCGCTAGACACACTTGCATATCCCACACGCGCGCGCACGCAAAACACACGCTCAACTCCACGCGCACCTGCGCGTCGGCACCCGCCCCGCCTGCACGCACAAGATGAAAAATGTTAAAAATTAAAACGGACCCTAGAAAGTCTCACATAGATCAATTGGTCTTTAAAATCTCGATGGCTACAATCAGCGAAAAACCCCTTGGCAGGGATCTTTTCGCGGTTTCTCCAACCCCCGAGACCGTCAATGATGACGAACCACTCCCTGCTAATTTCTCTCATCTCGAGGAGCACGAAAAAGCACACCACTGGACCAGAGCAGTCAAAATCCCCCAGTCCCAGAAGGACGCCAACCGGATCATCAGTATGTGGCGTAACAAGCAGATACAGCTCGATGCGTACGTCGCTGCCACCGGCGCCGCTCGCAGCCTCGTCCAGAAGGAGCTGTTCAAGGACTTCCGGGATCGTGCCTTCTTTCTCGACGCCGGCTACCATAAGTTGCACCCCGGCACCGACCTTCTCACGAACTTGACCATGGCCGCCAACAAGCACCGAAGGGAAGGCGCGAGAGGGCTCGACAATCAGCTTAGCGAGTCCGCTGAGATGACCTTCGCTGACGCACGCCGGGAGGGCCACACCCGCAACGAGGACACGGAAATCTTCCTCAACAACGAAGACAAACAGACGATCGCGCGCACCACTCGGGCCATCGACCCCCTTCACACGCGCCTCCAGGCGTGGCAGAAGTTCTGTGCTGACCTGAACCTCCCGACTTCGACACGTGGTGCTGCACACAAGGCTTTCAAGAGCTGTTGGTCGTACCGCACCCAGCAGATCCAAAACGCGGCCAAGGAAAAGATCCGCGAGGCTCGCCTGCGCTCGTACGTCACCACCGACGCCCCCGCCCACGCCGAGGAGGTGCAGATTCTCCCGGGTCATGCAATCGTTCCAATGAAGAAGCGCCGGGACGGGACTTTCCGGACCGTGAAAGTCGCCACCCCGGGGCTATCCCTCAACGCCGCCCAGCCCGCCACCTCCGCCGCTCGTCTCGACAAGATGTCCGTCAACCCTCATCCACTCACGCCACACGTGCTCCGCAAGCTCGGGCTCCACCCCGGCCACCCAAAGGCCGGGCACACCGCCCCCGTGCTCGTGTACAACCACATGTCCGAGCCCAAAGTCATGGTCGACTTCACCGTCGGTGGACTCTCCAACGCCACCTCCGGGCGTTACACAACCTTGCCCAAGGCTGAAAGCGTCTCCATCACCGACCACCCGAACGGGACTCACAGTGTGAAGGTTTACTGGGACGCTGATGCCAGCGGGCGGGGTCTACCGACCGACGGCGCCAAGATACTTGCCCGGATCTTCTCCGCTCTCAGCGTGCAGCCCAGTGACGCATACTACATCTACGGCAAGAAGGGCGAGCCCACGAAGAACATTGGCGTGACCCCGGACACTCACGCGCACGACGGGGTCGCCGCCAAGCCCGCCGCGCGGATTCGTGACACCAAGCTTCTCCCCATCTTCCTGGACGGGTCCACGCCACAGCAGTTCATCGCTAGCGGCGACTCCGTCATGCCCTTCATGCGCCACGCCACGGTCATCTCTGCCTCACCTAGACGCCCTGGCCAAGGAAAAGACCTCGGCAGCATCGAGGACACCAGAGGGAAGAAATGGCACCTCCGGGTGAAGACGCCTGTCGACATCAAGGAGGCGGCTGATGCTATCCGCACCATGAGCACCATCACACGGGTGGACGCCACCACCCCCCTTGAGTTGCCCACTAGCATTACGAGCCAGATGGGGACCGGCGGAAAGGGCACGCTCACCACCACGTACGCCTTCCCCGCCGCTCCTGGCGGCACACCTCCCACCCTCTGGGGCAGCGTGGCGCACCTCCACACCAACGCGGGGGGGCACGCCAAGCTCTACAACTACCCGCGCGCAAGATCGAGCCTCGGGGCTGGCACCGTCTACACCTGGGGCGTCACACCCGCCTCGCGCGGTCCGCTCCTCCGGGCCCTAACGGGGAGCGCCAAGCTGCCGAGCGAACCGCAGCCGCCTACGTTGCACGCCGCATCCTGGGGCCGGCCAGCCCTAACCATTGACGGCGACATCGAGTCCAACCCCGGGATGCCCGCCGATTCCCTTCTTCACGAGCCTGGTCCCACACCGCACGACGCCGTTGACGACTGGGCGCCGACTGCTACCGATAACAACCACGCCGCCCACGCCGGAAACGGGAACATCTATGCACACGGCGCCACGTACACCTGGGCTCCCACCATGACGTCGCTCAACCGCGCGAAACACGCCGAGAATGGCAACACCTCCCGCCATTCCGCCACTATGCGCGGTCCACCAGCCCCGCGATCCGGGACTCCCACTACCCGCCGCGGCACCCCTGCCCCACCGGCCGGCCCCGCCAAGGGTGCTGGAAAAACGCGGACTGAATCCAAAGCCTTCCAGCGCTCCCCCGAGGCCCACCCGAACTGGGACACTGGCGCCGTCAAGCACTCCACACCCGCCACCGCCGCGGCGTCTGCGAAGAAACGCGAGATCACTGAGCAAGACGTGACCGTCTGCCCCCACAAGGACTTCGAGAGAGATAGTTGCGCATGCCATCTCCACCCCGCGCCACCCAAAGAAGGCGGCAACCTCAACGGTTTTGATCGCCGCAAGGGGGAGCAGGCACAGGCTAGCGCCAAGAAGGATGGGAGCGGAGCTAAGCGCATGTTGAAGTGCCGCGACGGTCTCAACTGCAAACGCGGGACCGCCGACCACCCGGAGGTGCACTACCACGTCGCCGCCGCTCTGTGGGGAAGTGAGATGCCCGACGCTCGTGTATCTGACGGTCCCGACCTGCCCACCATGGACGACCTACCTGTCGGCAACATCACCGTGCAATTCCATGAGGCTGGCCCCGCCTACGTCTCCGATCCAGAACACTCCGTGCGCGACGACCTCGACCCCGACCTCACGCGTGCCAACAGCGGTATGGAGCACTCCGCGGGCGATCACCCCGACCTGGAGTTCACGCGCGCGAACTACAGTGGCTGGGATCTCATTCAGAAGCCCGCTGTCGCTAAGACCCCGACCGTCACGCACCTGGCAGCCATGCGCCTCTACAAGAAGGCGGGCAAGGCCGGCGCGCGTAGCGAGACCAACTTCTACAGCCACTTCCGATCGCAGACGTGCGTGAACGACCCCGACATCGAGACTCTCATGTACCGGGAAGCCGGAAGATGCTCACCCGACATCTGGTGCCGCCAACTGCGGGGAATACTCGAACTCAGAGGCTACCACACGTGGTCCGAGGCCGAGGACGCACCCCCGACGGCCACCGAGCCCTGTAGCCCCGCCGCCGACCCACCGCCCGGGACGCCCGCCGAGTCACTCCCCCCAAAGGGCGTCCGCTCCCTTGAAGAGCCCACCTCTCCCGTCGACACGCTCCGAGGGAAACCCACCTGGGGCGAGGAGATGGACGGTCTACTCGAACTCCCGGCCCCCCCTTACATCAACGGAGGCGCCCGGCAAGCACCCGACTTCCACCTTACCGCCAACGACAAGATCTACTGGGCGGAGCGTGGCGCGCCCATCTTTGTCGACGGCGCAGACGGAGCCGACTTCCATCTCGCCGACATACCAGCTGGCTGGGGCGTGCACGCCCGGACCGGCGTCTTCGAGGGCCGCAGCTTCCACAAACCGGACGCGCGCACGATTGTGAACCGCCACGGAGTCGAATACATCCTTTTGCGCACCAGCGACGAGATCGAGGCCTTCAAACGCTCCGTACGGCGGGCCATGACTCGCACCGGTGCACTCACGCCACCCCCGGCCACCGCCTCCGGTGAGACCGCCGGCGACGGTTCCATCGCTGCACCCTGTGCTGCAACCCTCGAGCCTCGTCCCAGCTCCAAGGCCGCCCCCGCTACCTCGCCCCCCACCCCCCCCGGGGGCCGCAACGGCTCAGAGACGCTGGACAACACGCCCACTACCACCCCGAAGTCACCCGCCGCCGGCGGAGGCCCTAGCGGCTCAGAGACCCCACACGTGGACTTCCTCCTTGCTGAGGTGCCCAGGCGCTGCGGAAAAACGTACCTTGCCGAGAAGTACAAGGATTACGGCTTCGTGGACGCCGACGACGCCCTCGACGAGGCTACGCGCGCGGCTATCCACGCTGGCGCCGACCCTCACGCCGCACGACTCTTGTACAAGGAGGCCGTCACCGCTTACGCCGAGAAGCATCAGGCCCGCCTCGTGCTCCTGCCACCAGGCATGGGTTGTCTCTTCCCCGGAGAAACGCGCACCTTCCGCCCCCGACACGAGGTGTTCCTTGACTGCGTCAAGAGCCTTACCCGCGATGAGAGGAAGGGCGCGGTGAGCAACTGGCAGACGGCCCACGGCAGCGACTATGAGGATCTCACCGCACTTGAGATGAACCTCTTTGCATACGCATTCCAGGCTTCAAACGCCGCCGATCCCGCAGCGCCTGTGCCCGACGCGCGCCCGGCCCTCAGTGCTTACAAGGACGTGCTCGGTCCCAGACTCGCCGCCCTCGCGAGTCTTGGAGAGACTGCACAGCACGCCGCGCTAGACAGCTTGATCGGCCACATGCGCGCCCGCATCACCGACAACGGAACGCACCCCGACGTCCAGGAGCACCCCTACCGAAAGCGCGCCGATGCCGGGCACCCCCTGCGACCCGACCAGTACGCCTACGCGGAAGCCGGTCTGCGGAAATACGCACAGCTCAACCCACTCTCCCGGCGCGACTACGTCCTCGCCGCCCACAACGAACTGCAAGAGTTCTGGGAGGCCGTGCGCTCCAAGGACCCCGATGCCATCGACGACGAACTCGAAGACGTCTTGACATGCCTCTGGCGCGGCGCCTCACTCGACGTTGGCGCCTCCCCCGTCGACTATTTCCCACGTCACGCTCAAAAGATCCACCGCCGGCTCAAGGACAATGGCTGCCCCCGGAACACCCCGCACTGCAACCCCCGGCGTCCCCTCTACGTTGGCAGTCCCGACGACGAGCGTATCGACACCGTCCTCGATGAACCTCTGTCTTTCGCAGCCTACCGTGCCACTCTCCTTGTTGTTGGACCGCCGCCGGAAACCGACGCCGCCCCCGCGGCAGAACCCAGCACCAAGGAGCTCCGAGCTTTCCACCGGCGCTACGCTGACTTGAAGCGCGAACGCGCGTTCATCGCCGGTGGTGGCCACATCTGCGCACACTACCGCCGCGGCCAACCCGAGATCGGACGTCCACTCCGCGAGTTCACGTCTGGCTTGTATTGGACCCGCCCTGCGTTGCGCTACCACGACCTCCCCGGGAAGGCGCATTCTCACACCGACCGAAAGACACGCGAACACTTGCGTAAGAACCGCCGGGGTGAGCTGCACTCCGCACTTCGCGAAGCACTCAAAGCTGAAAAGAAGGAATCCGATTTTCTGCGCCCCGTCCCCAACGAGGCTGCAGCACCCAGCCACGGACCCGATTACGCTGAGTACACCGCACTCGCCTACGAGAACGTCAACCTCCCCCAGAGAGCCGGCGGAACGCAGAAGAAGAACAAACGCGCTTCCTTCGGGGAGTGGATTCGACACGTCCTTCTAACCCAAAAGAAAGTCGCCCTCAAGAGCCCCGCGCCCTATGGCGCTGACATGCCTGCCCACGAGGACGCCGTCGCCTACACCACCATCCTCGGCTGTCTACCTGCCGCAGACCCCCTCGAAGTCACCGAGACAAACACCGACATCCTCACCAAGATTGGTTACACACACATGGGTTCGGTGAAAATTTGCACGGACCTATTCGTCTGGCTGAAGACCACCACCGAGGTCACGTCGATCAAGGTCATCCGGGACTTCACCAACGGGATATGCACGTTCAACGGCAATGCACGTCCCCGGATCGTCAAGGCCGCAAAGGGGCACGAGATCACCATCACCCCACCCGACGGCACCGCGAAAAAGAAAGCGTTCATTTTCAACGACTTGTACGCCCACAAGACCGCCGAGTTCAACAACACCATCGACTTCTTCTGGGTCTGGATGGCGGAGCAGCACGCCCACCACGAGCGCATGGAGGGCGACGCCGCCATCGTGCCGGATTTTCCAAACGGGGGGCCACGGGCCCCGGAATCACCCCCCGTGAAGTTTTCAAAGTAGGGACCCAGGCCTGCATCGAAGCAGAGCTAGCCAAGCCCTTCTTCGTTGACAGCAACTGTCTCCAGGTGCTCCACGGGAGTCACTTCATCAAGGACGGAGAGCCTTGCTTCCCGCCCGCTAGCGCCCTGAACACCGCCATCACCGGCAAGAACCCCCACTCGCCGGACGGTGTTTTCAGGACTGTCTTCGCTGGAGTGCCCCACACCGGCATCACCTACTGCAAATGCAACCCCTGCGTACGACTCGCGACACGACGCCTAACGAACTGTCGCAACGCCACGTTGCCTGCCACCGCCGACCTCCCCAAGAGGATCAACCCGAACGCACTCGCCGAAGAAAACGCCATGCTTTCCTTGCAGACCGAATTCATCGACGACCACCCCGACATCATCACCTTCCTCTCCGAGTGGTTCTCGCAAAAACCAAACTCCTACACCGACGCCAAGGTTGAGGCCTGGGACCACGCGGGTGACACGCACGCCAAGAGGATGTTACGCATCCAAGCGCTCACCGACGCCGTGCTCGACGGCACCTTCCCCGACCGCCACTGGGGGGAGACACCCACCTGGAAGATGAAGACCATCGAACTGGCCAAGCACGGCAAGTTGCCGCGGATGATCGGCGACCTTGGCGTCGCCGCCAGTCTCCTCGGCTTCCGAGTGACCGCCGTGCTCAAAGAGGCTATGGCACACCAGGATGGTTTTTACCACGGCGCCCAGTTCCGCTTCGTCAAGGCGCCCAAAACACACCTCCTCCGCGCCGTCTTCCAGGACCTCATGGACCCTCAAGAGGCCTACTTCCTCGCCATTTTCTCCGACGACTCCTGCCTGTCTGTGCGCGACGGGGGCCAAGTGAATATGTACAACATGGACATCTCCTCGTGCGACGCCTCCCACTCCGCGCGCCTCTTCCAGTTGCTCATCGACACCGCCCCGCCTGAGCTCAAAGACGACGTTCGAGTGCTTGTCGAGCAGTGCAGCGGTAAGTTACGCCTCCTCGACTGCAATAACAAGCGTAACCACATCCTCTACCGGCTCCTTCGCCCGCGATTGCTCTCCGGGTCCACGCTCACCACCCACATCAACAACTGCGCCAACGTCCTTATCGGAGCCTCCATCGCTCTTAGAAAGGCAACCACGCCCACGCAGATCATCGCCGCCGCACACGCCGTAGGGTACCAAGTCACCCTTGACTACTGCCCCACCTACCACACCCTGCAGTTTCTCAAGCACTCCCCTTGCTACGACACCAGCGGCGTCCTCCAGCCCGTCCTCAACGTCGGGGTCTTCCTGCGCTCCTTCGGGACTTGCCACGGAGACCTCCCCGGCCGCGGCCCCCTGCGCCCGCGCGCCGACGAGTTCCAGCGAGCACTCCTCCAGGGGATGTACCCCCGACTCGACACCCCGGTCCTCACTGCACTCCGCACTCTCTACGGCAGCGCACCCGTTTCCACCAAGATGCTCCTCTTCGCCAACGCCCACCACGCCGGGAAGACGGACATCGAGGACACCACCGTCTGCACCATCGACACCACCGAGCTCCTGCACCGCTACGCTCTCATCGACCTCGAAACCTCCGAACTCGAGGAGTGCTTCGCCCGCTGGTGCTACCAAACCTCCGTCGAGTGTCCCGCCTTCGCTAAGATCTTGCAGCTCGATTACGGCCTCACGACTGTCACTGAGGACTGGTGAGCGGCCTCCATCCCGCCCCCAAACCCCCCCCTCCAC